TTTCTTTTGTCTCCATATCTTCTATCCATGCAGCATACGCATAAGATAGAGCAGCTTTTGTACAGCCTAAGATTTCTGCAGCGTCTTGTTTTTTTAAATCACCTTTAAGAATAAGGGGTCCTAAGTTTTTTTCTACAAGAGCATCATATACGACACCTCTTCTTTTTTGTACATTAGGTTGTGCTACAGGTTTACCATCATGTTCAGGTTCATAAACTGCACCTTGTTGTTGTGCGTAATATTTTTTATTGTGATATGCTTTTGAGCATTTTGGTGAACAAAATTTTCTTGCAGGTGCTTTTAAAACATTATGACACGATTGTGCAAAACATACTTTTACTTTACTCATTACAAGTTATCCAACATTTGTTACATACACTGTGGTCATCATCTTCTTTTGTTATTTCTGCTTTACAGAACATACAATTGCCTGAAAAAGGTTTTGCTACTACTCCTCCATTATCAACTTGTTTATTCCAAAAATTGTTTAATGGCTCACTTAACTGGCTCATTTAGAATATCCTTCGCACTCTTTGTTTAAACAAGTCATTTTAGCCTTGTCTATATCGTAGTTTAAGTATAGGCCACACTTAGGGCATGCTACTTTCAATTAAACTTTTTTTCGTATGACCTTAGTTTTACCATTTTTGGTCCTAGCGTACTTATGTGTTTTAGTTTCCCTAATTAAAGTTCCACTATAAGTTTTGTCGCCCCAATTCCAAGTTACTCTTTTACCGGCCATATCTCTCCTACCACATTTTGCAAGACCAATATCTTGCACTTGTTTTATCCGATGCTGTATCACATTTGTGTCTAGCACGAAATGATTTTCTAGCTGCCGGATTATCTTTTCTTATCTCCATGTTAGGGTCGCCGAACATTACTTTCTTAACTTTGTCGCCATCGTTAACATAGACCTTAAACTTTTTACGACCATGACCTGGTTCACCTTTACCAATCCTGGAAGGTTTATTTAATGTTACAGATTTACCTTGATACTCCGCCATACTACTTCTTTTTCTTTTTACCTTTTTTCTTAGGTTTTTTCATACCCTTTGGGTATCCGATATCTTTTGGCATATTAACTCCTTTTTGATAATCATAACACAAAACCCCGCCGAAGCGAGGTTCTGTTCGTACAGTCTGTCCATTTACTGTAATGAAAAACATGACAAGTCACAAAAACATTCCATCAATTACACTGTTACACCACATAACTTTGTTTACTTTTTAAAGATGAATTGCCTTTCTTTCTTATCACAAAATTGTATCCTCATACAATTCCCTGGTACTTTACCAGGTATATTTAATTTACCGCATCTATGTTTTTATAGGAGGTAAAAAAAATTTTTTTTATGTAAACTCCTGGCAGTTCTCACAGACACCATCCATTAACTGGTCAGCCCAATAAGGATGCAAACAAATATCACAATCCTCTACGCTTATATAATCCATTAAAAAACTATACCATAAAGTAAAGGCCCTGCTGTTGCCAGTAGGACCTAAACTTAACATACACAATAGAAAGGAGGAACTTATGAAAAACCTTTGAGGTCCCTAAGTTACCTATCTATTCATAATAATAGCATATCATTAATTTAAGTGGGGCATTTAATTAAGTAAGGAGGCCTACAAAAAAAATACCCTATTTCATTTTACTATATTATTTTTATGGTATAGTTGAATTACACAAACACATTAGATTGCAGACTTTTAGAACAATCTAATAGATAAGACATCAAGTAAGTGGATTAGTCTGACCATGGTAACTAGGGTAAAAGCCTATTATTCTACATATGTTATATAGCTACTATATGGAGTTATTCGGTTTGGGTTGGGAGTAGCACAGGGTAAGAACTACTTAACATCTTAAATAAGTAATAACTTGCTAGTAAAGGAACACCACTATCTGTAGTGCGTTTTATATTAGTTAACAGCATATCTCTGAAGGGTACACTATATATACTAAGGTGGTTCACATTTAACCTCACCCCTTTATTTATTGGTAGTTTTTACCAATTCTATTCTTCTTTTCTTTGTGGTTCTATCCACCTTTATATCTATTATTACTGGCTGTTCATACAGCTTGTCTAAGAGTATCCTAGAAATTTAAACGAATGCCCCTAGGGTGCTTGACTACTAACTTTATTCTGTTTCTCCTTCTCCTTCAATGGATGTAGCCGGCTTGTGAAATATTTCACTAATGAAAAAGTCTTAGGCCTTTTTTGGGTGCAAATCATCAAAGTTTTTTTAGATTTTTTAAAGTTTTTTTTTGATGTAGTAGAAACCCCAATGTTTATAGGCTATTTCCCCCTATGTTTTTTCTTTATTTATTCAATGGTTGTTGACAAGTAAAGACATTCCCCCTATATTTAATACTAACAAACACAGTAGAGAGGCCCTTAACTTTCACACAAATAGCTAAGGAAATGAGCGAGACAAGTACAGCTTAGAGGATGCAACTAAATACTCGGAAAGAGCCATAATGGCCCGAGATACCTACCCACTAAGCCCACCGGAGACACCTAGACACTCTTAACGATAAGGAGTTTTATCCGGCTCAGACCATCGAGATTGGCCCGAAAAGCGTAAAACGACCTCATAAGCGAAAAAAGCCCTAATATGGAAGTAATTAGGGAATGGGAGACCTTATACAATTACTAGCACCCCGCATTTCTTAGCTAAAACCTTTATTAGCTACCTTAGTTGGTAGCTTGTAGCACATAATTATTAAGATTAGATAAGTATCGGGAAATTATAACCCGAAGATTTTATACCTTAATTTGTGTGTTACAAGCTATTAATTAGCACTATATAAAGGAGAAATATGAATAACTTAGCAAATACTGGTGACGATTTAACTGGATTAATTGACGATATTCGTAGAATTACAGACAATGACGATTTAAAAATTGTTTGGGATGCGATGCGAATTCAGTGGGATAGAAACGCTAGAGCAAAAGTAAAAACATTCAATGAATTAGACCTTGTAAATGTTCAATTCAAAGATGGTTCTTACAGATGCAGAGTTACAAAAGTTAATCAAAAGACTATCAATGTAACAATTCTAGAAGGCCCATGGAGAGGGCGAAAGGCTAGCAAAGTATATACAAGATTTGTTACCAAAGTTACCCAAGAAATGATAGACGCTGAAAAACAAAATATATAAGTAGCTAGAGCCTTCGACCCCCTCGAAGGTTCTGTGGTATTTATACCAATAGATAAAGGAGAAAAATGACATTAGATGAAAAAAAACAATTAGCTAATACAATTAGTAAATATGCAAAATGGGATGGCTCAGACATCCTAGACATTTTACAAATTGCTTTAGAAGATGCTAATTTTCATTCTGTTAATCGTAAAATCGAATTAATGCGAGCCGATGAGAGCTTAATATCTAACGAATTTTATTGTTTAGGTATCGGCGGTTCTCATCTTCAAGACCAATAAGTAAAGGAAAAAATATGAAATTAATAGATTATCAAAACCATTTTTATAATGGTAATGATTTAATTTATAGTGCAAGACAAGAAGGTAAAGAAGAACGAATTCTTTTTCGTAATGGTATTCAGTTTACAGAAAAACAAGCAAAACTTTACAAAAGAATAAATAACCCTTTACCAAAATGTTCTATTAGATAACTATCTAGAAGGCATTGTTTAAACAGTGCCTTTTATGATAGCTATAACAAGCTATTCAATAGGAGTTGGCATATATCCTATGCCCGCTATTATTGTAAGACACAATAAAGGAGACACATGAATACACAAAAACAATTGTTGGCAGAAAACCCAACAGATAAAAAAGTATATCAAGGCACACGCGAGGAATGGCTTAACGATGTAGCCGACTTCTTTTACAATAAAATAAAAGAGGAATATGTTCCTGTTGTACCTAGAGAAAATATTAAATTATCTATGGGGTTCATGCCTACAGGTAACAAGATGGGTAACGCTATCGGTGTATGCCACTATGAAGGCCACTCTACAGGAAACTTTAGAGAAATCTTTATCAAGCCTACACTCGGAGCCAGTAACCTAGTCGAATGTATCGAGACAGCACAAGTTGTAGCCCACGAAGTTACACACGCAGTGTTGCCAGTCAAAACAGGCCATGGCCCAAAGTTCGCTAGAATAATCAAGAATTATCTAGGTGCCGAAGGTAAACCAACAGCTACTGTTGCAGGCCCAGGGTTCACATTGTTAGTCAAAGACTTCATTGAGAGCTTAGGTTATCTTCCGCATTCAAAAATGCTAGAAGATAAAATCGGTAAGGGTTCGACTACAGTTGCAGTCAGATGCACAGGCGCAGAGAGTTGCCCAGGTTCATCAGACAAATCAATTGCCCAAGGTTGGGGATTGATTGCAAGAGTATCTATCGCAGTCTACAGAAAAGTTGGTGACAACTTTAGATGCATGGCTTGCGGTTCCAGTACTGTTGTAGAGTTACCGGAAAATCTTAGAAAAGATTACAAGTAAGTATATAGATAGCTTGTTGTTTAAACAGCGAGCTATCGATTATATTTATCAAGACACAAACAGAAAGGAGATATATGCAAGCATATATTATAACAGCTAGAGACACATTCAGTGGATACCATGACGCGTTCAAGGTAACAGCAGAGAGTGCATCTTCAGCTATAGAAAAGTGGAGCAAACTACAAGGGAAATTAGGTATCAATACAGAGTATCGATGGCCTAACCCAGTGGCCTGTAAAGCAGAACATTTCAAGCCACAGTTTATTCACCAAGACAATATGCCAGTAAACATGAGACACAGTGGCATTGAGGGTGATGGTGGTAGCCAGTATAATCATGAGATTGTACAGTGGAATGACCTAACTAGAGCAGAGAAAGAAGATGTTCTAGAATGGTTAGCCATGGACCAAGAGACCAAAGACGATGAGCTTACGCCCTTTTAGTGTCGAGGGTTGACAGCTTGTAGCCTATGAGGAGTACATATAGGTGGTTTATTCATCCACCTTCCTTTACCTTGTAGGCTACTGGGTGTAGATAGCAAGCAATTTATGTAAGGCAAAAAATACATTGCCCTGTATAAAAAGTCTTATGTAGATTGCTTGCTGTTTAAACAGACAGCAGAGACACAAAGAAAGTAGGACACAATGTCAAAAGATATTAGAGACGAGTACTGGTTCGAGAAGTTCGGACACCCAAGAGACAACAAAAAAATAAAACGATTAAAAAAATTAATCGGAATTGTACAAGCAGAATTAGAGATAGACAAATCTTTAATGGTAGCTAAAGATATCTACTGGGACAGAGGATATATAGCAGGTTTAGAACACGCTATAACAGTAATACAGGAGGAAGAATAATGACTAACACAGATACAATACATTCAGTTGCATTGGTGTATGCACAAAAAACAGGTAAAGAATTACAGATTACTAATAGTTTAATTAGAAATATGCAAAATGATTTATCTCAATTAGCAACTGAATACGCAGTCAATGACACAGATAACTATTTTAAGGAGAAAGAATAATGGTTTGGAAAGTAATTGACTTAAGCGAAGAAAGACAACAAACATATTGTACAAGTTGCAACAAGATAACTAATTCTAGTAGAGCAGATTATCAAAGTGAGTTTACTTGTAACGATTGTGGAGCAGAAGTACAGGAGGAAGAATAATGAAAAGACAACTTGAAATTATGACAAAAAGATATAACTTTGTTGTTGATTTGTTAGATGAAGACCAACAAAGAACTTTACGACAATGGTATATAGATACAGGTGTAATCCAGGAGGAAGAATAATGAAACTATATTACTTAAAGTATACGCAAGAAAGCGAGGCATATGTCTCAGCAGACAGCGAAGAAGAGGCAGTACAAAAGATAACAGACTTCACCAGTAATGGTGGAGAGAATATGCACAACATTCGACTAAACGAATGTGGTTGGAGCGTTGAAGGTGAAGAAGGTGAACTTCTACCTATTGCAGAGAAACATCCTAACGCACACTTCGACACGCATATTAATGAGTATGGTACTACATATCAGCAACAGGACCAAGACTTCCTGTTCTATAATTAACCCAACAGGGAAAGCCATTGGGTGGGTATGGTTGTTCAGCCTACCCACATGGCTGTTTAAACAAGTAAGAAAAGATAAGGAGGCATAATGCCAACACTAAATGAAATAAAAAATGGAGCAGAATATACCATTAACGAATACAGCGTATGGTTAGAGGTAGCTCTAGATGGTGATGAGGATAGGACAATTCTTATTCACCCAAGTGCATTTGATAGCTTGACCAAAGCAATAGCTAAGGCAAAAGAAATCGGAGCAGTTGATGGAGACAAAGCAACAAAAGAGTGGGACACATTTGTGTTATCACAAGAATGTAAAGGAGCAAAGTTTGGTAGAACAAGTAAATACGCCACAAGACGCAGTCTTCTTTAAGGTAACTAAGGTTGTTACCTATAAGTATGACTACCCAATGACAGAAGATGAGCTACATGATTGCAGACAAGATGCAATGAATGACAGTAGTAACTTCTTAGAGAAGTGGGGAAACGATAACGATGCAAAGCAAACTGGTGAGGAGATACAATCCATATTAGTTCTTGATGCAGACGATAGTGATGGTGATGACAGTTGGTACATATAGTACCGACTGTTTAAACAAGGAGGAAAGAATGAGAGAGCCAAAGGAAATATCCATATGTTCTAAGTTTGACATAGTCGAATTTAAAAATGGTGAAGTCAAATGGATAATGTACGACAGTAGAGACGAAGCAATTAAAAAGCAAACCGAGGAAGAGCTAACAGAGCCAACAGTCTTACAACACTTTAAAGTTGTAGGTACTAACGACCAAGGGTTCGTACTAGAGCTTGAAGAAGGTATAGAGATAAAGTATAAGGAGGTATCAGATGAGTGAAAAATTATATTACAAACTGTTTTACTTTTCGCTAGATGCAATGGAGCTAACAGAAAACAAAGATACAGTTACAAAAAAAATAGGTTACAAGTATGCACGAAAGGTATACGACAAAAGTTTTTGGAAACTTTTTAACTACAGCCCATACGATTACACAATGAATGGAGAGATAGAAGATGAGTGAATTAAAAAGATTAGAAGATGAGAAGGTTAGATTACAAACAGAGATTGATGCAATCAATCAGTTAATTGCCCCTGGTAAAAACGATAACATAAAAACATTGATACATACTAGAGAAAAGTTAGCGACAAATAAAAAACTTGTATCCTTAGAGATACAGATAGAGAGATGCAACATAGAGATACAAAGGATACTAAAACAACATAACGCTATTTAAATAGTTGTTTAATATTCAATAGCTGTTAGTCTATAAGTATGAAATACATTGTAAAAAGTGTGAGCATATTTGACAGCAGTGTCTATGAGTGGGAGTTTGAAGACCTGTTCGAGGCACAAGCTAAGGTGAGAGAGCTTAAAGATGTAGGTTCTAATCACTTTATGATAAGACTATACAGCAAAGTATCAGCAAGTATCTAACACTAAACAACTAAGGAGGCAGTATGCCAAACGATGGTATCGATTTTCGTGACCCCGCAACTATAAAAAACTGGGCTATTGAATTAGCTAATGCTTGTGGAGGTAGCAAAATTATGTTTGGAAATATAAAAAAACCAAACCCAACAAAAGCTAATGCACTGTTAGAACAGTTCGCAGTAGCATACAATACACAATTAATAGGAGAGGTAAAAGATGACGCAGGAAAAGCAGAAGAAGAATGAAGAAGTAGAAATACTTACAATCAAAGTTATCGTAGACCAAAGTTCAGTAGCAACAGCTAAAGAAAGAGAAAACTTTTTCATTGGTTACATTGATAACATACCCGGTTGTGAAGTTCACTATACAAAAGTAGAGAAAGCAGAGGTGATAAATTTATGACAGACCAAAGTACTATAGTTCTTAACAGACTTAAAGGAATACAATCAGAGATAAACAGAACGCAAATTATGTTGGAAGAAAAACACAAGACACGCAAGCAGTTCATCGTTGATTGTTTAAACAACGACATAACAGTCAAGCAAATAGCAGGTATCTTAGATATTAGTTTGGCAAGAGTATACAAAATAATGGAGGAAATAAATGGACGATAAATTAAAGAAGGCCTTAACAAAGCCATTCAGTAAAGACGAAGTGAAGGCACCACCCAAGGGTAAATTCGGTTCTTATGTACCGCATCACCTTGTCACTAAGAGACTTAACGATGTCGCTTATGGTGAGTGGAGCCATACATTAAAAGAAATTGTAAGAGATAGTGAAGGCAAAGTAAGAGGAGCTGTTACTACATTTACACTGTTCGGTGTATCACATGACGAAGTCGGTGATGTAGATAGCGTTGATGTAAAGAATAACAATACCGAAGGTGAGTTGCTAAAACTATGTATGTCGGATGCACTAAAGCGTGGAGCGATGCGTCATGGTATCGGCCTCCATCTATGGACAGGTGAAGTTACAGAAGAAGAACACTATGCAAACAAGTCTAGTGATGTAACTGTAGAAAAGTTCCTACAAAAATCAGCGACAGAAGATATAGGACCAGTTCCTACTAAGTTCTTAGACGAGGACCCAAGTGATATGGTGAATAGACTAAGAGAAGCACTTGCCTTTCATGAACCTTTAGAGGAAACAAGAATGGCAATTAAAAAACAATCATGGGATAACTGGACAAAAGCTAATAAAGAAAAAGATGTTAGCAAGTGGACAGACAAGGACTTTGATGAGTACTTAGATTTGTTTGTACAGTACCAATCAGCTACACCTAAAGCACTAATCGACACAGTCGAGGATGTATTCGGAGAAGTAGTTGACAATAGTGGTAGCTTAAAGCCATGCCCTAAGTGTGGCAAGACAGAAGACATAACAGATATGCGTGTCAAGAAATCAAATGCACCCGAAGGTAGTGGTATTAAAAACTTACCCGACTTTATGTGTGAAAAGAATGACCCGAAATATAGACCGGCAGCTAATGGATGTGGATGGGGTGGATACATTGGTGGCAAAGGTGACAAGGAAGTACCTAGCACATGGCTCTAGAACAGCCATCGTTTCCACTAGATAAGTTAAAGGCAAAGTTAAAAAAGAAATATCCTAATCATAATTTTGATGTTCCTTCTATGCCCGATACTAAATGCAAAGTTAATGGTAGATGCCCTGGTAACAGGGCTATTTACTATGACAATAGTGGAAACTATTTCTGTGGTGCCATCATAAAGATGATGAATGAAAGAACCATGGAGAAATCAGACAAAGAATGTGGAGCTTATTTAGTTGATTTATCAATGCAGAAAGCAGAGCAGAAGAGGATGAGAAATGTTCAGCCTCTTCGCTAGCATTCTACCTTTATGTCTAGTACCCATCCAAGAAACACAAGAAGGCATAAGCGAATACATACATTGTTTAAACAATCAAACAAAGATAGAACATGTAATTCAATGGGAGCCTCTAGTTACAGAACACTTCAAAGAAGAAGATGTAGCAGAGGCCTTGTTGATTATATTCTGTGAAAGCAGTGGACGAAGTGAAGCAGTGAATGGCAATACCAATAACACAAGAGACATTGGGTTGTGGCAATTTAATGACTTCACTTGGATTTGGTTGACACCTAAGTTAAATATAACTGGACCAAGAACTGACCCTGTACTTAGTACAAAGATAGCAAGTTGGTTATATTACAACAGTGGTAGTCACCATTGGAACAGTAGCAATAAATGTTGGAGGACATATGACAAAAGCAAATAAAGACTGGGATATTAATGGAGAAAAATTCTATGAACAACTTAAACAAGGTAAAGAAATGGAGAACCTATACAAGAAGTTCATGGGTAACGACAATATAGAAGTCAAATCAGAGAGACACATTTGGGAGAAGTCTAAGAACCATTTTGTGGAATATCTGTACAGGCCTGTCAATCAATTAAAGTACGAACCTAGTGGGATATCCGCCACTAAAGCTGAATGGTGGGCATTGTTTTTAATAGACGACAATGACAAACCCATCATGTGTTACACCATACCAGTAGCCGCACTAAGAGAAATAGGTAGGAAATATGTTAACACCGATAGAGATGTTGATGGTGGTGATGGTAACAGAAGTAAAGGAGTACTGGTACCTATAGAAGAGATAGCTCTATATCCTTTTAATCGTTAGCTTATATCCGGTTGTTTAAACAATGACCGGAAAGCTAGGCCCTCTGTCGTTTACTAAGAGAGTAAGCACTCCAGGGTGTGACCACAATCCACTTCTCTGTGTGAAATCAATAGACTTATCAAGGGATGGACATTGAAACCAGTGTCTATCTCCTTGGTTCTTAGCACGAAAGTGATGGTAGTGAGCTGTTATAAGTATCTCTGCTTCACCTGTTGGTAGGAAACCAAACATCTGACCCTTCCACCAAGCCTCTATCTTAGCCTCTGCATTACCTCCACCATTAGTCATATGACCATGTGTGAATGCAGTCTTCTTACCCTTGACCTCTATATTTAAATGATAACCTTCGGGTATGATGACCTTTACTTTTTTGTATCGTTCTTTGTTGGCCGAAAATATTTCTTCCATTATCTGTAGGTGCATAGTATCTGAGTTGTCTAATCTATTAGAAAGCACTTGCCCTTTACCACTCCTGGTCATTTCACCATGGTTCCCTGGCACTCCAGTTAATGTAATCTTATCTACATGTGGTAAGAAAGTCTCTACTGTTTTGTATATCATCGCTCTAGCTAGTGAGTATTGCTCTAAAAGATTTAGAGAAACATTAAAAGGTTGACTGTCGTAGAAAAATTTAGAACATCCTTCTGTTAAGTCACCCATTCCTACTAGAAATACTTCATCAATCTTCATCCCCATCTTACGATAGTTCTTTAATAGCTTGACTGCATCCTGCAATGCTACATCGTACCTGGCAATAGTTGCCTCAACTCCATAGTCATCCTTGCCCAACTGCCAGTCACTCATCATAAATAACATAGCTGTATCTCCACCAAATAGATTTCGTTTAGTGAGCGCCGGCTTCTTTACTGCTTGTTTAAACAATGCGTCATAATGTTTGTCGTGTGTTGCTGATTTCCTGCGTATAGTTCCTTTGAATGCGTGAAAAGTTTCAACGATACCACCTTTAAGCTGTGCATTCCAGGAAGATACTTTTAAAATGCCATCTATTTCGTATATGTTTGGGTCAAATCCCCAGTTCTTTAGGATGTTATCGAAGTCATTCTCATAGTTAGGGTCTGTACCTACATGTACAACTTCACCCTTACCTGTATTAGGGTCTATGTCTATAGAAGGTTGCCATCCTGCTTTGTAAAAGTTATTACCATTCTCTGCAGGTATAGCTGTTTTCTTAGATGATTTTTTCTTAGGCATGTTTCCACCTTTCATATACTACATTTAGTATATAACAGATATTGAATTACCTATGTATTTACTTGGATGCTTTTTTAGGTTTTGGTCCTATTTGTTTTTTAGCAAACTCTTTCACTACTACAAGTGCAGCAGCTCCACCGGATAGGGCAGCAAGTTGTAATGCATTAGCGTCAACACCAACTAAAGGTGCAACTGTTAGTGCAGATATGAATGCTTCAACAAAAGTCCAAACTGTTTTACTAAGAACATCTTTATATTCTTGGCTCATTGTATTAATTTTCCTAACTTTAGTTTATTCTCTATGTTCTCTAGTTTAGCAATAATTGTATCAAGTTTCTCTTGAATAAAGTTTGGATGTATCATATCAGGTGGAGATGAGTTATCTATTTCCTCTACCTGTAATCCTTCTACTATCTTTTGTGTCCAAGCATCACCAGGACAAGCTGTTTTTTTGAATGAAGAGTGTGGTCTTAACTCTCCACCTACTTGTTCGTATAACCATTTAACAGATGCAATAGCTTTATCTGAAGGTTTGTCGGTAGGATTGCTACCACCCAACCAACACACAGCAATATAATGCTTGTTATTGTAGTTAATTTCTTCACGATTGTTACCTCCTTGTGCTGCACTTCTATTTCCAAATCCTCTGCCTTCATATATCTGTCCTGTATCTCCTACTAAAAAGTTGTATGCTATATCATTCCAACCTCTATCTTCTTGATGTAGTCTTTGTATAGTCTTGCACTGGTCCATCTCTGCCATGTTGCCTACTGCAACAGGGTAAGCTGACCAATGTACAACTAAACCTTTGACTTCTCCTAGTTTAGAAAAAGAATTTTTATTGGGTTTAGCACCCCATATATCTCTTGTTGTTATCTTCATTGGCATACTTTCATCCTTTCCTTTGTAATCAGTTTCTCTATAATACTCTTTGCTCTTACTCAACTTTGTTTAAACAGCATTACATTACGATTGCTGCGACTACTCCACCTATAGCAACTGCTAATGTTAATACTTTATAAAATTCTGATTTATCTAATTTAGTGTCAAGTTTTTTCTCGATGTCATCGAGCTTTTTAAATATCATTTGAATGATTTCTTTCTGTGTGTAGTTGTCTGAAGGAGACATTATGGTAAGTCATCATGGGACATCCAGTCCCATTCCTTATTTACATTACTATCTAGGTCGTAGTTACTTAGTCTTTTAAGATATAGACTAATTTCTTTTAAAAAATAACCTAGTAAAAATCCAATTATAAAATCCATAAGGACGATTATAACAGATTATTTATGCAGGTTTTGGATTGTCTGATTTAACTGTAGCTATGTGGTCTTTCCAAACAGTAGTACCATTTACTGCATCCCAGTATTGCATATCTAACTGGTCAGCAATAGAACCATAAGCTTCTTGTCTAGCTTGTATATAACCAAACTGTTGAGTATTCCATTTACTGTTAGCCAAGTCTGTTACAGCTTGTGCATAATCAGCATCAGTAAACTCAAGTCTATCGTTATTAACTTGCTTGTACATTGGCTTAGCAGCTTCTATCTCCGCTGTAGCTTCAGTTGTTAGTTCTTCTAATGTTGCCATAATATCTCCTATGTTAGCATACTTTTACTATATTGTGTTTGAATAACCATAAAGAATAAATGTTCCACGAGTAAATTGTCCACTGTCATTAAAAAATGATATACCATCTGATACACTTTGGCTTGATGGAGTAAATCCACCTGCACCTTTTGTACTTGAAATACCATCCCAACTTTCATCATTAAAAATACAACGCCAAGCAACTTGTGTGTTAGCATCTGCGTTTCTAAAATTAAATAAATCCATTTCCATATTTAAACCAACTGTTGTTCCTGCTTGTGTATCAGAATTTTGATGCTGTATTCTCCAACTATCAGCATTTGGTAAGCCATAAGGATTATCAAAACTATTAAAAGCTGGACTTGCTCTATTTGTTAAGCGTTCCCAAAAACTATAATCATAATTATTATCGCTATCAACTACAACTCCACTTTTTGTTATTCTTGCTTTTAAAGGTTCTGTCGTAGTGCTTTGTGCATCTATTATTCTGACATGATAAACATCATAAGTATCATCAATTCCTGTTAATGTCACTGCAGCTGTGTTGCTTGACACAACAGTTTTTTGAATTATATGTAATCCTTGTTTAGGCATTATGTTGGCACTCCATATACAGATAGTTTAGTTCCTGTGTAAATTTTAGGAGCATAACCGATTTCTAAACCTGTAATTGAAGAAGCAACTGGGTAAACTATGTGTGTATTACTTACATACATTTGATATTGACCTTGTGAGCTGTGTGCTTTACCTGTTATAAAAGTAAACTTATCACTTTCAAATGGCATATAGAAATCCCAAACTCCATGTATAGTATTTTGATAACTATTTATTCCTTGTCCCCCAAAATATATTATATAATCAAGGGTTGTGTTATAACCATTATAATAAAAACCTTGACCACCACCTGAAGCTGTAGTTCCAAATTTACCTAATTGTTGTTGGATATAATTAGTACCACTTACTGCACCTGAAGTATCCCTTAATTTAGCATTATAATATGTAAAACCATAAGAGTTTAAATTTTCTAAAAATACTTTATAGTGTGAGTAACTTGAATTAAAACAATCATCTATTGCTAAAGTACTTACATCACTCTCTGCAGTTACTGTTTTTATATGTTTTAAATTCATGGTTTATATACTCCAAATACTTTAACATGACCACTAATATTATTTGAGTTTTGAAAAAAATGTATTGCTTCTTGCCTTGTTCTTGTTGGAGTTGTACCTGTACCACCATCTGAAAACATACCATCTCCATCAAAAGCTGAAGTATCTCCATTTGCATCTACACTAACTCCACTCCAACTTAATTTAGGAATTACTGTATTATTTGCAGCACCATGTATCATCATATTCCAACCCCCTGAATATTTAATTTGTGAACTTGTAGCATTAAAAAGTACCATACTAGTTGTTGTTGATGCAGCAAGTTGATAGGTATTATTACTATCATCATTTCTTAAAGTATGGTATGAATATTTACTACTCGTATTAACACTTCCATTTATTACAAATCTTGCCTGTAATTGAGTGTTATCAGCAATAGGACTAAATTCATTAAACAATAAAAAATGCGTATCATAACCAGTAGGTAAACCAACATTTAAAGAACTTACATTTTCAAAATCCATAGTACTTAATAAAACTAAATCTGAATTATCTAATGTCCATTTACCTACTCTTTGTAAATCATAAATATTTTTTGGTGTAAAAATACCTTTATTATTTTTAAAAGCTTGTTCTGGTGCTTCTGGTATGTATCCATATTCACTCATTTAAACCACCCTGTACAATGTAAAAGTTCCACTTGTTATAGTTTCAGAGCTACTCCAACTTAACTCAACTCCATCAACTTGTGTAGCTTGTTTTAACACTGCACCACCATTTCCACCATATAAATTATTTGAACTTGAAGTTGATATTCCAACTCCTTCTATTGTGCAGTAAGTAAACTCTGAACTGTTATAAGCATTGTATATGTGGTAAATTCCTTGCACTGTTTGGTTTGTACCAGTGCCAACATGGACAAGGTTTAGCTGAATATCATCTTGGATTGTATTTGCAATATTTCCAAATGCACCACCTGAATTTAAAAGTTTTCCTGCAAATTCATAATTTGTTGTTGTATTTGGAATGCCACTTTCAGTAAATCTTATATAAGGATAATGATAGCTAAATGAATTAGTGTTAGAACTATCCATATTTGTGATTGCTAACATATAAACACTGTCATCATTTATTCCAGTCAAGATTACTGATGGAACTGCACTTGTTACTGTTTCTGTATCTACTTGTATTAATTGTCCTGCCATTAGCTATCAACTCTCAATCCATAACATTTAACTGATATATCTGTAAAATCAACATTATAAAATCGTATGCCTGTCATACTTGCAGTTTGTTTCAATACTGCAATTCCTTTATTACTTGTTCCTTTCCCTGAAGGAGCACCTGTACCCTGTGATAATAAAAAACTGTAACTACTAGATGAATAAGGATTAAATATATATAATACAAATCCAAAATCTACTCCAGTATGTGAATAAACCATTCTTCTCATATAATTTTGATTTTGATTTCTATCTTCAACAAATAGATTACCACTTTCCATTGATAAAATTGCATAATTATAATTACTAGCAGTAACTACACTTCCACTAGAATTTATAAATCTTGCATTAATAATTTGATTAGTATTAGTAAAATCCCCAACTACTGAAATTTTATAAATATCAAAATCTGCACTAAATACATCTGTTACATCAACACTAGATACAGAACTAGCAGTAGTTTCATTAATTAATCTTAGGTTACTCATATCTGTTTTACTCCATACAAAAAAGCTTCTCCATTTGCAAAGCCACCACCTGCATTAGTAAAGAATTGTATTGCATTAACTACACTTGCAGAACTTCTAACACCACCACCAAAAGTAGAGTTAAAACCATTATTATCACAAGTTGAATGGTCTGTGAAATATGTGTACTTGTTTGGGTTTCCTGCATTATACATATAAGTAGTTCTATTACTTCTAGCTTGAACTGTAGCACCTGCATTCCCATATAACTCTATTACACCTGCATTATTACTTTTTTGTTCATCAAAAGTGCCATTAGCAAAACATCTCTGAACTGCAAATTGATAATTACCAGTAGTACTGTCATAAGAAGTTCCACCATTACTTGAAGTTCTATAATAAAAACTACCACTTGGACCATTTGGTCTTGCTTTTACTTGAATAATGTGAACATCATAAATATCCTCTTTCAAATTAGTGAACTCTAAATTATTAGTTGTTGATGTCCAAGATAGGCTATCAATAAGTTCTAATGAGCCACCCCAACTACCATCTTTAGTTAATTGAAGTATTTCACTAGGTGTATATAAACCTGTATTCTTTTTTACATCATTCGGTTGTGTGCCTAT